AGGCAGAATGCCGTAAGGTCGGTGGTGGATGAAAGGTCAAGTCCGCCATAGCAGACACGGCCCTCAAGCGCATCAGGGTTGACCGGAAAGGCACAGGCATCCCACTTATCCATAGGCATCCAGCGAACAGCCTGCTTTACCCATTGATTTAAACGAAGCTGCCGGAAGGCATTCTCCTCAGCGGGGTTCTGCTTTGCCTGTTCGCAGGCGGTCTTGACCTTGTCCATGCCTATTGTGATGCCGAGGGAGGGGTTGGCTTTCTTCCAAACTTTCGGATCAGTCCAGTCCTCGTCTTCGGCCGCACCGAAGATAACAGGATAAAAGGTCGCATCGTGTTTTCTGCCTTCGAGGATATCCTTTGCCTTCTGATGCTGTTCATAACAAATGGAGTTCACATTGTCTCCTGCTGTGGTGATGAGGAAGTACAAAGGCTGTGTCCTCGCATCGCCGGAACCCTTCGTCATGACATCAAAAAGCTTTCGGTTAGGCTGTGTGTGAAGTTCGTCGAAGATGACTCCGTGAATATTGAAGCCGTGCTTGTTGGCGACATCGGCTGACAGCGCCTTGTACTTGCTGCCGGTTGGATTGTACTCCATTTCTTTCTGTGATTGCCGTATGGTCATCCTGCTTAAGAGAAGCGGACTTCGCTTGACCATTTCAAGTGCCACATCAAATACGATTTTTGCCTGGTCACGGTCGGCAGCACAACCGTAAACCTGGGCTCCGGGTTCAAAGTCAGCACAGAGAAGATACAGAGCAACGGCAGCCGCAAGTTCGGACTTGCCGTTCTTTTTCGGAATCTCTATATAAGCAGTATTAAATTGCCGGTATCCATTCGGTTTTATGATGCCGAATACATCGCGGATGATCTGTTCCTGCCAGTCGATGAGTTCAAAAGGCTCACCGTCCCATTGTCCCTGGGTGTGACAGCAGAACTTCTCGATAAAGCACACTGCATGGTCGGCGGCATCCTTATCGTAGTGACTGTCCTTTGCCATGAAGCGTGTCGGCTTATAGTTTTTCAGTTTTCTTATCGTAAAGCCTCACCTCCGGGCATAAAAATAACAGCCGAATGGCTGCCTTCTGTGCGAGAGAAAGAGCCTCTCGGCTCAATCTCTTTATTGAATTTGCAATTTACTCTTCGCCGGTCAGTATGAATCGGATATACTTTGCCTTGTCTTCATCAAGGAAAGTCACCAGTTCGTAGAAGTCCATCTCGTCGGCGATCCGCTGAACGGCACTCAAGTCAAACATATTCGTAAGTCCTGTGTCCCGGATTGTGAAAATCTGATTCTTGATTTTCTCATCCATCAGTCGCACCTCCTGCATGAATCCTCTCCGTAGGCTACCGAAAGCCCGGAGCCGTTGTCCCAACGGACCATTATTGAGCCGATGTCATCAACTCCGATAACCGTGCCTTTTGTTCCGACGGGCGGTGCCTGAATATCGTCCATATGAAGAAGTTCTACACGACAGCCCGCGGGGTACTGCTTTTTCAGTCTCTCAACAACTTCTCTCGGAATACCGAACATTTACTCCGCCTCCTTTTCTTCTTTGCTCTTGAAAGCTGAGTTCCCGGAAAGGCGAGAAAGAAGAATCTTTCTTGCCCCTTTGAAATCATCGCCGATGAATCCGAGGCGGAGCAGCAAACATCTGAATGCGTACTTTTCGTTGTCGGTTTCCTTTTCTTTCGCGGTGACTCTCGTTGCGGTTTTTGCAAACTCCATTAGCTTATTGAGGAAGAGGATGCAGGCGAGTTTCTCGTCTTCCTTTACGGAAAGGTTGAGTTTGAACCAGGGGAACTGAATAGTCTTTTCTTCCTTGTTCCAAATAACCTCAGTGGAGATAGCATCAAATGCCTTCGTTATCAGGTTGGCTTTTGCTTCGCAGAGTGCCTTGAGTCTTTCAAATGCAGCCTCATCAAATCCGGTGTCAGGAAAGGAAAGCGTAATGCTGTCGATGTCCTCTATAGAGTCGATGGAAGGCGCTTCGGCAAGCATCTCGGCAGCCGCTGAAATATCGCTTTCAAAGCCTTCATCATAAAGATGCTCCAGAAGCCTTTCGATTGTGTCTTCGCTTGCCCCCTCTGCAGAAAGGCTGCCGTCCTTGTCGAGGGTGAAGTTTCCGATCAGATATGCGAAGGTAGGTGCTCCCGCGTACTTCACATCCTCCTCAAGCCAGGTGCCAATAGCCTTTGCAAGACTCTTTCGTTCCTTGCCGGGTACGTTGTAATGAACTGTCATGGTGTAAATCCTCCTTTTATTTTGGTAGTACATACATCACTCTAAACGGCTGTAATAGCAAGTCATATGTGAGAAATATACTGCACAAACATCAGGAGTTTTTACTGTCCGCCCAGACTATACCGGACAGAACAAAATATACGCACGGCAGAGCCACACCGTTGCCCCACATCTTATACTCCGCAGAGTCCGAATGGGGATTCTGAAGGAAGGCGCGGATCTGTTTTTCCGTCTTCGGTTTAGTTGAAGAGCCGGTGATCTTCCTGTGCGTTTCAAATATCTTATACCACTCATAGACATCCTCGCTTGTCGGATGTTCCGTGCCGAGGTCATCGCACCACCAGTCAGGGAAACCCTGGAGTCTTGCACATTCGGTCGGTGTAAGACGGCGGACGATGTAGTCGGCTTCAATCACACCGTTCTGATATCCGGGGTTCGTCCCGTTTACAAGACTGCTGGATTTGTCTTTAGTCACACAGACGCATTCCGCTTTCATCTGGGGATAGAATCCGTGAGGCTTGTCATTGATAAGCGGAGGATCCTTCCAGTCCGTCGCCACCAGGCAGTTAGCCGTTTCTTCCGATGCTTCGGTAAAGAATGATGCCTTGGAAGATGAGAATGTCGGCTGTGCAACGGCACCCGGGCCTTTCGCCACCATCGTGGGTTCAAGTTCCTCTTCGACAGCAAAATCGTAGAGAGCGTTTCTCCCCTGGTTGAAAGACGCACGGTCGAGTCCGTATGCTACAGCGTGATGCTCGGTAGCATTCAATGTATAGGAAACATCCTCCTCCGAGTACCCGTCACCGTGATGGGACGGACGGGAGCCGTTTCCTTCAAGAGCCACAACCGCCATACCGCCCTGGTTGCAGGAGGGATTGCCTCCGTTGCCGTCAATGCATCTTGTGGCCTTTGCCTCATAGAATCCGCTGTTCGGATTGTCCGACTTCATGGAGTTGGAATCCTTCGCGCAGATGCCGTAGACCTTCGGCTGGAAAAGCGTCTGGTCATTGCTGCACGAAAGCGTTGCTGATTTATTGTCCTGAATGAGAGGCCCCTTTCCGCCGCCTTCTTTACCGCAGCGAATCTTCACGGTCTTCGGTGTTTCCACCACAAACGGCTGATTGTTGCCTCCCGTTCCAAAAGTGGAAAGCACAGTCTGCGCGATATCATCCGGACCCCGGTATCTGCAGTCCTGGCTATGGTTCTCAAACACAAGCGGAGGATGATGGCTTTCGGCACGGAGCGTGGATGTCTTTTCTTCTGTCACATCCATGCGGCTGCCACCCTGATCATTCAGAACGAGAAGTCCGTTTCTGCCGGTTGATTCTCCGCAGTTCACTCCGAGCGTTGCAGCCTTATCCGATATTGCGGAGTTGCATCCGTCTATGCTGAAGCAGCCTGCCTCTCCAGAGCAATCCAGAGAATCTTCGGTAATGTTTTCCCACGAGCGGAAGCCCTGCGGAGTATACCCAGACAGGCCTTCTGACTTAAATAGTATTTCTCCGGCACTCCCGCCATTAAAATCTGCGACAAGGTAGATACGTTTTCTTCTCTGGGGCACTCCCCAAAATTGAGCATCGAACTGTCTCCAGGCAACGGATAATCCGTCACCCATGATACATCCTGCATACGGCCACTTCTTAGGTCGAGGGACAGAAAGCTTATCGTCTTTGATGCGGCAGATGCTTTCGAGGACGCACCGGAAGTCTTCGCCCTTGTTCGAGGAGAAGGCGCCGGGGACGTTTTCCCAGACGATGTACCTCGGATATTTTCCATCGGTTTTACACCTCATTTCCTTTACGATTCGGACAGCCTCATAAAAAAGACCTGACCGTTCACCGTCAAGTCCGTCTCTTTTCCCGGCAACGCTCATGTCCTGGCATGGGCTGCCGAATGTGATGATATCGACCGGTTCGACCTCGCCGCCGTCCATCTGCGAGATGTCACCGTAATGTTTCATGAACGGAAGTCTCTTCTTCGTCACCATGATCGGAAACGGCTCGATTTCCGAAGCCCACACGGGAGTGATTCCAGTTAATAGTCCTCCGAGGGGGAAACCGCCCGATCCGTCAAAGAGACTTCCGAGGGTCAGTTTACTCATCGGACACCTCCACATCTTCGTACTTCAGTTGCGCTTCGTCACGAAGAACGGTTACACCTTCGGAACTGCCTCTAAACTCGATGTATCTCCTTACGATGACATCGCAGTACTTTTCATCGAGTTCGATGGTGTAACAGCTTCTGTCCATCTGCTCACAGGCAATGAGCGTTGAACCGCTGCCGCCGAACGGGTCGAGCACAATCGTGTTTGACATCGAGGAGTTCGCAATCGGATACGAGAGAAGGGGGATCGGCTTCATCGTGGGATGATCCGTGTTCTTCTTTGACTTCTCAAACTCCCATACCGTTGTCTGCTTGCGGTCGGAATACCACTGATGCTTGCCGGACTTTTTCCATCCGAAAAGACACGGTTCGTGAATCCATTGATACGGACTCCTTCCGAGAACCAGGCTCGGCTTTTTCCAGATGCAGCACCCGGAAAGGTAGAAGCCCGCTGCCTCAAATGCCTTTCGGAAGTTCAGTCCTTCCGTGTCCGCATGGAACACATAGATGGACGCATCGTCCGCCATGACTTTTTCCATATTAGAAAAGGCATCGAAGAGGAAGTCGAAAAACTTCTCCGATGCCATGTTGTCGTTCTGTATCTTTCCGGCGGTTCCTTCGTAGTTCACGTTGTACGGAGGATCCGTCACCACCAGATTTGCCTTCTTTCCCTCCATGAGGGTTTCGTAGGTTTCTGCCTTGGTGGAGTCACCGCAGACGAGTCTGTGCCGTCCGAGCCTCCACACATCACCGACTTTACTGAATACCGGTTTTTTTAGTTCTTCATCTGCATCAAAGTTGTCATCCTCTATATCATTGCCGCCATCAAAAAGTTTCGAAAGTTCCTTCTCATCAAATCCGGTAAGTGCCAGATCGAAGGCTTCAGCCTGCAGTGCTTCGATTTCGACACGAAGGAGTTCCTCGTCCCATCCGGCATCGAGAGCCATACGATTGTCGGCAATGATATATGCTTTTTTCTGTGCCTCGGTGAGATGGTCGGCAAACACGCACGGTACCTCCGTCATGCCTTCCTCCTTGGCGGCGAGAAGTCTGCCGTGACCTGCGATAATGCCGTAGTCCTTATCTATGATGATGGGGTTGATGAAGCCGAACTCACGAAGCGAGGAACGCAGCTTGTTTATCTGCTCAGGGGAATGGGTTCTGGCATTGTTCTGATAAGGCACAAGCTTGTCTACACTGACAAGCTTGAATTCCGTAGTGGTTTTCATCATACAAGCCCCCATTCCGCGAAATGCTCAAAGCCCCCGATACTGCGGATATGGTCTCCCGCAATTTTTACAATCTCGCTGTACGGCTTTCCGTCAATGACGGTGTCACCGATTGCACAGGAGATCTCCACCGGTTCACCTGTTTCCTGTGCTTTGAGGAAACAGTAGATATTGATAGAAACATCCGCCTTGGATAAGTCCTTGCCGTGAAGCCCGCCGCCAGTAACGGAGTCCGCCATATCGGACCCAAGCTTTCTGTTGGTTGCTCCGGTATCCACATCGGTGCCGCCGGTCCAGTCTCCGATTGGGTTGATTACAGCATCCGGGAAGAAGTCACGAAGCTCTGCTGTCGGAACATTGCTCTGGCAGATGACAAGTTTTCCGCCATCGAGAATGAATTTACCGTCATAAGGATATCTGCTGTAGAGTTCCCGCACGGTATCCGAAAGCTTATGCTGTTCATCTGTTACCGGTACACCCTTGAAGATGCCGTTATCACCGCAACGGATCTCGTCAGCCTGGTTTTCGGCAAGATGAGTATCCTGCGGAACTCCCACATAATTAACTTCAACAACACCGGCAATTCTTTGAACCGCGTTACGGACATCGTCCGGGTTCAGAGTTTCGGAAGTTTCGCAGATAATGTGGCACACTCCGTGACCGATAAGCACCTCGACGGCAGCCTTTGGATTCTCATTTTTCTGATAGCAGAGGTCTATTACAGCCCCGGCTATTCTATCCGCCACCTTGTCCGGATGGCTCGGATTCACTTTTTCGTACATAGTTAAAAACCCTTTCTCTGATGAAGAATTTTCTCCAGATCATCGTTTGGGTTTGCTCCGGAAAAGTCTACGGAACAATTCTCCTTGATGGTCTGCATGATGGCATCCCATTGCCGGGTTGCCTGGTTTAAGTAGTTGATTCCGATATTTATGAAGGGTGAGGTTATTGGCTTGTTTGTAGTCGGATGGCGGGAAAGAAAACCGAGTTCATTCGTCATTTCTTCGCACTGCAGCCATCTCGCTTTGCACATGGCATACTGCTCAATCATCTGCGGAGAGACATAGGCTGTGGCTTTTATCCTGTCGAGCCATTTCCACACTCTTTCATAAATCTCGGCAGCCTTTAAGGTCGTACCGTCCTTCTGCTTGGCGGACAGTATCTCATCGGGCTTCGGCATTTCCATACCTTCCACTTCCGGGATATCCAGTACGGTGAGCTTTCTGCCTCCGGGGTTGCCGTTCGCCGCCTTTTCCGCTACACCTTTCGGCTTACGGCCTGCACCCGGTCTTTTGCCTCCGCGTCCGCCCGTGTTATTCGATTTTGTCGGCACTTTCTCACCGCCTTTCTCAGTCGTTTCATTACCGGGACCTAAATTACCCTTCTGAATATGCTTTTTTTGCACACGTGACCCCGGCACCGTTGACCGGCAACGACTACGCAGAGATTTGACCACCCCCTGCGGTCAGTCCTTCGATTCACTCTGCCGATGGTTATGCCATCGGTCACCTCGCTCCGCATGGATGCGGGAGTGGCACGAAGTACATAGTGATATGAGATTGCTCCTTGAGTGGTCACCGCCTTCAGCCAGGGGTTTGATGTGATGAACCTGCTTTATGGGAACAAACCGTCCGTTCTTAAGGCACTCCTCACACAGAGGATGCTCATTGGCATAGGAGTCACGGATGCGTTTCCATGCTCTGCCGTACCGGTTTCTTGTGCCAGGATCTCTGCCGTAGCGTTCGTACTGCTTTGCTGTAAGTTTCTCGTGCTCTTCGCAGTATCTTTTATCAGTCAGCCTTGCACATCCAGGGTAGGCACAGGGATGCTTTGGTTTCTTCGGCACCTTTGTCCTCCTTTCTTTGGGCATAAGAAAAGCCCTCAGGGATTGCTCCCCGAAGGCTCGTCTGATTATGCTTTTCGCTGATTATACTATAACAAAAGTTGTGGGTGCTTATCTCTGCTCAAAAGCGCTTAAAGCTGTTCAACATTGAATCTTTATCGGATTTTCCGGTAAAGTTACATGAGAGAGAGCCGAACCGTGCCATCTCCTGACCGTGGACTTGTCAGCATTGAGTTCGTCACCGATCTCCTCCCAGGTCATGTTATGAATGTATCTGTAGCGAAGCACCATCTGCTCATCCGTGTTCTCTACCTTTTCAATGACCGTGCGGATTTCCTTTTTCAGATCCACGAAGAGGTCGATCTCCGCGTTAATCTTTTCTTCCATCTCTTGAATCTTGTAAATACACTTCACGAAGGGAGCTTCTGTATTTCTTGAAGTCTGGACTCTGTCGCCAAACTGCGGAGATGAGATGGAGCAGGACATCTCACGCAATCTCTGCAGCTCCTCGATGTCGCTGTTTATCTTATGGTCAAGGCGGTAAGCCTGGTGCAGATATTCTCTTGCCGTCATCTGTCATCCTCCTGTTTCAATTTCTTGAGTATCGTTTTGCCGTCCACATTGGTAAGGGTTTCAAACCACTCAGAGAGAAAGAAACCTTCGCAGTCTTCAATCATAGCTTTCGCCTCAGCATTCTTTGGACGCTTGTGAAGCTTATGCCGGGCCTGCCGGTAATCTTTTACCGCCTGCATCACGATTGCGTTTGCGAGGTTCTCACAGGGGCCGGTCATTTTCTTGCCCTCAGATTTACTTTTACGGCATCGATCAATGCGGACTGCGTCTTTTCCTTTCGATTGAGGGCATCCATGACATCCTCATCAATGCTGCCCCTGCAGATGATGTGGTGAAGGACAACTGTCTCGCTCTGACCCTGTCTCCACAGCCTTGCGTTCATCTGCTGATACAGTTCAAGACTCCAGGTCAGCCCAAACCATACAAGTGTTGAACCGCCTGCCTGGAGATTTAATCCATGACCTGCACTGGCGGGATGAGCAAGCAGCACGGGAATATCGCCGCTGTTCCATTTTTCAATGCTGGAGGAGGAGTCAAGCTTTGCGTACGGAATCTTCATTTCCTTCAGCCTCTGTTCGATACGGACGAGGTCGTGCTTGAACCAGTAGGCAACGAGAACCGGCTTTCCGTTTGCGCCCTCAATCAAATCCTCCAAAGCATCCAATTTTCTGTCATGGATAAGATGAGCATGGCCGGTTTCGTCATACACGGCACCGTTTGCCATCTGGAGAAGTTTGCCTGAAAGTACAGCAGCATTGGCGGCATCTATTTCCTCGTTCTTAAGTTTTATGACCATATCCTCACGGAAGTCATCATAGACGCTTTGCTCCGACGGATTCATGAAGACCGGTACTTCGTTTATGATGCATTCAGGCATATCCAGGTAGTCCACACTCTTCATGGAGATGGTGATGTCGGATATCTTTTCATATATCGCATCCTCCGCTCCGGGGAGAGGCTTGTAGCTGAACACCATCTGTGCGTTGCGTTTGTCCGGCTCGAAATACGAAAGGCGGTAGCGGGTTATGTATCTGCCGAGCCTTTTACCGAAATCCAGGATCCTGAACTCCGCCCATAAATCCATCAATCCGTTTGAAGAAGGCGTACCGGTAAGTCCCACGATTCTTTTGATGAAGGGTCTTACTTTGATGAGTGCCTTGAACCTTTTTGCTCCGTAGGATTTAAATGAGGACAGTTCATCTATGACCACCATGTCGAAGTCAAAGGGAAGCCCGGACTTGTTGATGAGCCAGTCCACATTCTCGCGGTTGATAATGGTGACCGGTTCATTGCGGAGTATTGCTGCTTTTCTTTCAGCCTCTGTTCCAACGGCAACAGCATAGCCGATGCCCTTTAAGTGATCCCATTTCGTTATTTCCATTGGCCAGGTGTCCCTTGCCACACGCAAAGGTGCAATGACCAGCACCTTGCAGACGGTTTCCGATTCAAGAAGACTCTTGATTGCGGTTAGAGAAATGACACTCTTTCCGAGTCCCATTTCAAGGAATACCGCCGCTATGGGTTTTTTTATTATGAAGTCAGTCGCATAGGACTGATATTTATGAGGATTGTATTTCATCAATGATTCCTCCGATCTGTTCCGGTCTGTCCAGGATGAAAACGGAAAAGCCAAGCTTCTCAAACTGCCTTTTTCGTCTCATCTGGAGCGGCCGGGGTTTAAGTCCTGTTGTTTTTATTTCAGCGAAACCGATGTGACCGCCGGGAAGAAGAATGATTCTGTCAGGCACCCCATCTAAACCGGGTGATACAAACTTTATGCAGAAACCGCCCATCTTTCTTACGGCACTCACCAGTTTTCGTTCCAGTATCTTTTCATTCATTATTTTGCACTCCGTCATTTTCAATTGCTTGGGACAAGCTGCTGACAACCTTGAAAATTTCCCTATACGCGCGTACATACACAGATGCGTGCGCAATTTGGCTTTGTTTTTTATTCACATACTTAATAGATAAAAGTTGTCACCCTGTCCCAAGCACCAAGGAAGACTGCCTATTTACAAGGCATCCGCCGGGGGACAATCGTGAGACGGCTTCACGGACAACCTGTCATTTTGTCCTGCGGTACACACGCTGTTGTCCGTAGATGGCAAGACGTACTCGT